CAACCATAGGAATACGTAAAGAAGACTAATAAGTTTGCTATAATAGGAGTATGTCAAAACTACGCATATTCCTATTATCAACTATTTTAGCCCTAGGACTAACATCCTGTGGCTATCAGGGTTTTTATAGATATCCTTGTCAGAATCCTGACAATTGGGAGAAGGCTGAATGCAATCCTCCAATTTGTGAAGCATCTGGAACATGCACAAAAGATATGATTAAAATAAGCACAGAGTCAAACTTAAATACAACAGGGGGAACAAATAATGGCTAAAGAAAAACTATCTCCACAAGATTTAGATGCAAGATTAAAGTTTATATTAGGTATTACATTAGGATCAATTTTATTTCTTACTTCAGTAGGAATTTTATATGGTCTTTTATTTGTGTCGCAACCTATCGGCGCACAGTCTGAAAATGACAAAATGTTTTTTAACGTTTTAGGTAGCGTTGCTACCTTTATTACAGGAACACTTGCAGGTCTTCTTATTGGTCAGTCTGGTGCTAAAGATGTAATGTCAGCACAATTAGCCAATAAAGAGATGGATGCAAAAAATACACAAGCAGACAAAAAATTAGAGGCAGAAATTGATGCAACAGCAGCACGTCTAGCAGCAAAGCCAGATGGCGCAATGCCAGAAGAACAACCAGTTGATACAGATTGGGATAAGTAAAAATGGCAGATCAAGGCACAGCAGCACGTTTAATTGAAGTTGCTACAGCAGAAATTGGCACTATTGAAGGACCAAAAGACAACGAAACAAAGTACGGCGCTTATACAAAGGCTAACTTCCAACCTTGGTGTGGATCATTTGTTAATTGGTGTGGCAACGAGGCTGGCGTAAAAATTCCTAACACTGTTTATACTCCAGGTGGAGCAGCAGCATTTAAAAAGGCTGGTCAATGGATTGATGTTGACATAGCAGATCCAGAACCAGGCGATATTGCTTATTTTGATTTTCCTTCAGATGGCGTTGATAGAATTTCTCACGTTGGAATTGTTGTTAAAGATAATGAAGATGGAACTGTTTGGTGTATTGAAGGAAATACTTCTTCAAAAAAATCTGGAAGCCAAAGAAATGGTGGAGAGGTTTGTAAGCAACTACGTGCCTATAAAAAAAATAAGGCTGGAGTTTTAATCTCAATAGTTGGGTTTGGTCGTCCAAAATTTGGCTCTGCCCCTGCGGGTACCGCTAAAAAGCCTGCTAATAAGCCTAAAACATGCTCAGCATGTGGTCAAAATATTAAATAAAGGTGTTTGACTAAGCAAAAAGGGTTTGGTATACTTAAGTAGTATATTCTAGGGGGATTTTTGTATGACAGTATTAGCCGTAGTTCGCCATGAAGGAAAAATCTTTATGGCTGGAGATCGTGGTGCCTCTGATGATAATACAATTCTTTCTTTAACAGCGCCCAAAGTTTGGAAACTTGGTCCATACCTAATTGGATATGCTGGAGCATTAGACGGTGAGCGTATTCGCTATAACTTTAATCCATATATTCCAGATATAAAAGATACAGACAAGTTTATGCAAACTAAATTTATTAAACAATTAAGAAATTTTTACAATGACTGGTGGGTTGATACATCTAAAGAAGGCGATCTTGGTCTCATTATTTGTATTAGAGGACAAATATATGAACACAGTTCGGTAGATATGTCATTATCAAAATATAATTTAGATTATCTAGCAATGGGATCAGGTGCAGAATATGCATACGGATACTTAAATGCTACAGAAAACTCTAAAGATGCTCGTAAAAGGGTCGTTGGAGCAGTAAATTCGGCAATAAAGTTTAGCCCATCATGCATGGGGCCAGTTGACGTAGTAAGCATTTAACGCTATACTTAATATATGAACCATAAGCATAAAAAAGATTTATCTCCAGAAGAACAAGAGTTTGGTATCTGGCTTGAAAACGGAATTGAAAAAGGTTGGGTAACACCTCCATATTGCAATACCCATGATGGTGGATATGAATATATGGGTGAAGAAGAACAAGAAGAGTGGGAAGCAGGTGGCGACCCATGTTGTCATGTCGTCAGATTGATGATATCTTAAATAGATTAGGAATAAAATGAAAAAAGTAGTAGTAGGAATTATAACAGTATTGAGTTTAACGTTAATTCAATCACCTGCAAATGCTGAAGATTCAACATATGCAGTTGTTAATTCAAGTGGAGTTGTAACAAATGTTATCGTTTGTTCTGCAGCAGTATGTGGACCTGGCGGTTCCTGGGGTGGCAAAATGCCAAACGACACAGAGTGTCCAGGATGCTCTCTTGCATTACAGATTGCTGCAAATCCAACTACGGGAGAATATCAAGGAGCAATTTTTCCATCTGCCGATAGTGGGAAACAATTAACATATGATTCAGGCACTTTTACACTTAGTGATGCCAACACATATGTTTCACAAGAAGTTGTTGTTGAAAGCATTGATAGTTCAACAGTAACAACTTCATTAACAACAACTATTGAGGGTGGAAATAGCCTTTCTTTTACCTATGAAGATACAGTTGGAAAATCTTGGGGAGAAATTATCTCTGGGTTAACAGTTCTTCCAATACAAGATAATGTTAAAGCAACTGTTAGCGCAACTGAAGTAACTAGTACTTCTACAAGAACAGAATCAACAATATTTGCAGGAAGAAAAACTGCAGAAGAAGTTTCCTCTATACTTATAGAACGAAATCTTACTTTGTTGCAATTAAAAATTAATAGATTGTTAATACTTTTAGACGGTTGGACTAAGTAATAATAACTAAATAGTGTTGCGGATATTGCATAGTGGTAGTGCGTAACCTTGCCAAGGTTAATGTGCGGGTCCGATTCCCGCTATCCGCTCTAAGGCCCTATCTTCTAGTGGTCAGGATACCAGGCTTTCATCTTGGTGAGCAGAGTTCAATTCTCTGTAGGGCTACAAAGTTCTGATATAATTATAGTGTATCTGCCAAATGGGGATACATTAACTTATTCGCTTGAAAGGGGAATAAAATGGTAACACAATTTGCAATGGATCTATTCAATGATCCTTTTTTTATTGGCTTTAACAGAGAGTTAGGCCGTTTGAATACAGCACATAAGGTAAATTCACAATCCTATCCTCCATATGATCTTCTTAAATTAGATGAAGATACATATAAACTATCTCTTGCTATTGCAGGATTTACAAAAGAAGATATTGACGTATCAGTAGATAATGGAACCTTGGTAATTAAAGGTGAAATTGTAGAGGTTACAGATGCTGAAGTTGTTCACAAAGGAATTGCTGGTCGTAAATTTGTACGATCTTTTGCTTTAGGTGAATACATGGAAGTATCCAGTGCCGAACTAAAAGATGGACTGCTAACAATTAATATTGTTCGTGTCATTCCTGAAGATAAAAAACCTAAAGTAATTAAAATAAAATAAAATAACAACCTTGGCATGTTGTAAAACTGCCTATTTTTTGATATACTTAGATATAACTATAGGAGAGTTTATGCCAAGATATGACTACAAGTGTTCTGTTTGTTCTTCACAAATTGAGTTTGAAAAAAAGTTTGATGAAGAAAGATTTCCAGTATGTTGTAATCAGTCTATGCAAAGGCTTTGGAGTGCTACTACTGCAATATTCAACGGTAGTGGATTTTATTCAACCGACAACAGAAAGTAGATGTATAATATGAGTATGACTAATACTATTCAAGATCATCCAAGTGTAAAACCTAAAGAGTGGACTTTAAGTGCAAAAGACCGTTGCGATTCTTGTGCAGCAGAAGCATTAGTAAAAGTTAATGGATTAGGTGGAGACTTGATGTTTTGTGGTCATCACTACAACAAGATTATAGATGACAAAATTGGGTATTCAAAAATGATGAACTTTATGCTTACGATTATAGATGAGCGTGAAAAGTTAGTTAAAGAATAAAAGGGGAGCAATAATAGTGTATGAGTATTTTGTAAAAGAAGTAAAGAATGTTGTTGATGGAGACACTATTGACGTAATTATTGATTTAGGTTTTGATATTTTATTTTTTTCCCGTGTTCGCTTGGCAGGTATTGATACGCCAGAATCACGTACAACAGATAAGGCTGAAAAGGCTCTTGGTCTTGAATCTAAAGAATATTTAAAGAAACAACTTAAGGATGCAAAATCTGTTGTTATTCGTACAGAAAAAATGAACTCATCTGAAAAATATGGACGCATTCTTGGCTGGATATATATTAACGGAGAGTCTGAATCAATTAATAATAAGATGATTAACGATGGATATGCTTGGGGATATCTTGGGGAAACTAAGATTAAAGATTTTGAAGTTCTTAAAAAAGCCAGAACAAAGTCTGGCAAATGAAAATAGTTTTTTATTTTACAGCAGAATGGTGTAATCCCTGTAAAAAAACAAGGCCAGTTGTTGAAGAGATGAAAAAAGAAGGTTTTCAGTTTCAAATAATTGATGCTGACTATGAGCAACTTTTGACTAGACAATTTCAGGTTAAGTCAATTCCTACATTTATTTTATTAGAAGATGGCAAAGAACTTGATCGTGTGACTGGGGCACAAACAAGGGCAGAGTTGGAGAACTTTATTAATTATGAAAAAACTATTCAAGAGAATCTTTAATCCAGAGGAGAAACCTATGACTTCAGATGAAAACGAAATGCTTGAAAATGAAATGATTGAAAAGTTAATTCTTGATGGTGGCCTAGAAGTTGCGGGTATTGATTCTGAAAACGGATCATTGCTATACTCATTCACCCCTAAAATTAAAGAATTAATGCCAGAACTTTATAACGATCATCTTAATAGAGTCAATGCTGAGATACTTTCTTTATGGGAAAGAGCATATGTAGACATAGATTTCTTGGCAAAAGAGCCAGTGGTTACTCTTACAAATAAATCTTTTGATCCCGTAGAAATGTCAAAACTACGCAAGCAAGACGTTTGGGCCATAGAAGAACTTAAACGCCTTACTGGTAAAAAATAACTCTGATATAATTTAAACATGGGTCATATTGTAGAAGGCGATTTTGTAATGGGTGAGACCAAGGTCGGTCTTGTTCATGGAAAAGTTGAACATATAATGATAGAAGGTGGAACTCTTGGCAGTGAGGGTTCAGAATATGCTCTTCAATCAATGCCTCCAGAAAACCCTGCAATGTCCGTTAGAATTTATGAAGAGCAAAAAGAAAAAGGTAGTTGGAAAGAAAGTGCGTACAGCATTGGCATGATGCATAATGATGCTACTAAATTAGATAGATTAGAAGGGCATCACATGAACACAGATATGGAAATGGGAAAGTCTTATCATTCAGATGATGAAGAGATGGACAAGTGGGATAACGTAGCAAAAGCCTGCTGGGTTGGATATGAACAACGTGGTATGAAAGATAAAGGTGGACGCATGGTTCCTAATTGTGTTCCTGTTGGAAAAACATACGACATAGATGATGAAATGGAAAAAGCAAAATCAGTTTCTGTCGGAGATCATGTAACATTTGCAGTTCCAAAACCACCAGATAAAACAGAATCTGCACACGGAATTGTAGAAAGAGTTGAACGTTCAGGAACAGTAAACATTGCAGGTACAAATGAAAAAGTAGAGGCATCTGCAGACAATCCTGTAGCAGTTATAAGAGTTTATGCAACAGATGAAAAAGGTAAAAGAACAAAAACCGATAGACGTGTTGCAAAACCAGTTAAATCTTTAAGAGTTTCCTCTGAGCCAATTGATAATGAAAAAATGTATGACATGGATGATACTATGGCAAAGGCTTCTGAATCAAAGTTAAGAGAACTTGTTGAAAGTTATAATAAGGGTAAAGATAGCGATAAAAGAATTACCGTGGCAACCTTACAAGCAGTTTATCGTCGTGGCATTGGAGCATACAGAACTAACCCATCATCAGTGCGTGGCAGTGTTTCTAGCGCAGAACAGTGGGCAATGGGTAGGGTAAATGCCTTTATGGCTGGCTTACGTGGAAGATTTCCAAGAAAACCATTTGATTTAGATTTATTTCCAAAAGGACATTCAAGATCAACAAAGAAATCATTGTTTGAAGATTTTGCAAAAAGTGTAGACAAACCACAAAGAATAACAAATCTTTTACTTGATTCTAAACCAATAAATAAAGATATAGATGGTTGGGGTGGATCTATATTTGATTTAAATCCATTTAAAAAATAATGCCAAAGAAAAAATCAACAGCATTCAACCCTACACAAATAAAAAATGGCAGGGTTGTTCGTTTAAGAAAAGACGGGACTGTTAAGGCAGACCTTGGTCCATATCCAAAAACAAAGATAGGGGTAACTAATGGCAAATAAAGAACAAAAGGGTAACGCTAATAAGAAAAAAGAGCCAAAGATGACTCTTAAAGAAAAACGTGTTGCTAAACAACAAAAACAGGATAAAAAAAATGGCTGATACATACACACCTACTTCTGGTATGAAGGCTGCTGCACGTCGTGCTTTGAAGTGGAAAGCAGATGGCAAGGCTAAGGGAGCAGGAACTCCAGTAGGCTGGGGTCGTGCAACTGATATTGTAAATGGATCAGTAATGTCTCTTAGTACTGTTAAAAGAATGTATTCTTTTTTTTCACGTCATGAAGTAGATAAAAAAGGTAAAGGATTTTTTGATGGCCCAGAGTTTCCATCTAACGGAAGAATTATGTGGGATGCTTGGGGCGGAGATGCAGGGTTTTCGTGGAGCCGTGCAATTGTAGAAAGAGAAAAGAAAAAAGTAGAAAAAATTTGGCAGGGAACTGCCTTTGATCTAAGAAAGTAAGGGGGGCGTATGGATAATCTAGAAAAAAATGAATTAATTCAGTTAATATCATTCTATAAGCAAAAACTATCTGACGTAGAACTAGAGTCATTAAAACTACAACTTGAAGTTAATAAACTTAACTCTATGGTTTTAGGTTTGAGCAAAGAATCAGTTAAAAAGACTAAATAAAATGGAATATTTATTGGTTATAGGCTTGACATTGCTGGCTTACTGGTCTATAATTAAGATATCAAATAAAAAAAGAATATCATTTTTAAAAAAAATTAAATATCGGCAAAGTGATATTTATGAAATGATTAAAGATTTTATTCCAAAACAAAGGTTTGAGAAGCCTAAATTTATTACTCAATCTCAAAAACATGTTCAAAAAAACATGTTAAAGGTAGTAATAGAAAAAGATAAAGCATATTGGATATTAGATAATGTTTTTTATACTGCTAATGCTATTAACGGCAGGATAGATGAAGATACAGCAAAACCATTAGATATTGAAAATATGTCAACAAAAGAATTAGATAACATGTTATCAATACTTGATGACTTAAAACAAGGAGTGGGACCAGATGATAGTGGCAGTGCAGGGAACGAAAGAGTTTAACCAGTACAACATCTTTTTACGTGCCATGAGTGTTGCCTTGTCAGGAATGAAAGATGAGGATAATGAATTTATTATTTACTCCGCTGGCCCATCAAAAATAAATAATTTTGTTTCAGAGTTCTCTAATTTATCAGAACGTGGAATGAAGGCAAGAGGCAAAAAGATTAAATTTTATAACGTAGCACCTGCATGGTTGAGCGAAAATATAAATCAAATTAATTATTTTGCTTTTTTAAGTAATCCAAAAGAAACCAAATCAAAATTGGTTTTAACTGCAGAAGCAAACAACATTGACGTTGGTCTTTTTAAATATTAGGAGAAAAAATGATTATTAGAAGTTTAAATACAATGGAAAAAATTGTAAGTAAGAATGAAAACCTCATCTGGAATGCGTGGGATGTAATTGATTTAAAAGAATCTGATGCAGCAAAAACCTCTCCTATGGGTATTAGAGTAAAAAACAAATGGTACTTGCATAGAGTTTATAAGCCTGGTCGTCATGGTTGGGATATACCAAATAAGTATAAGGATTAACTTTGAAACAGCATTTATGGAAAGATAAGGCTATATGCTTAGGTCTTGATACAAACTTATATTTTGATAAGTATGAAGATCAGGAAGACTCTAGGCATGGAGTTGATGCACTTTGCAAGCAGTGCCCAGTCAGGAAAATATGTTTTGCTAATGGGGTTTCTGGCAAAGAGTGGGGTGTTTGGGGTGGTGTATACTTAGAAAGCGGAGAAGTTTCAAGAGAGTTTAATAAACACAAAACTAAAAAAGACTGGTCTGAAACTTGGCAGTCTCTAACTATGGAGTAAAAATGATTATACAAATAATTGGATTACCTGGTTCTGGCAAAACAGAACTTGCAAAAGCACTGAAAGAACGCATCAATGCCATTCACCTTAATGCAGATGAAGTTCGTGCAACAATTAACTCAGATCTTGGTTTTGCAATTGAAGACCGAATTGAGCATGCTCGTCGTATGGGTGAAACAGCAAGACTAATTGCTAAGCAAGGAGTTGCTCCAGTAATTGTTGACTTTGTGTGCCCCACTGAACTAACTCGTGCAGCATTTGGTAAGCCTAACATTTTAGTGTTTATGGATACTATTTCTGAAGGTCGCTATGAAGACACTAACAAGATGTTTGACAGACCAGAAAATTTTGATGAAACATTTATTAATCATTCTTTGACTCCAGATCAGAAGGCTACGCATATTATTAAGAAGTTTAATTTACATGATTGGTCAGCACCCACGACATTGATGTTGGGTAGGTACCAGCCATGGCATGAAGGTCACCACGCCCTTTACAAGGAAGCGGGTAAGAGAACAGACCAGGTACTGCTTGGAGTTCGTAATACCTACAATACAAGTGAGAAAGATCCTCTTAAATTTGATCAGGTGAAAGAATATATTGCTAAGGATGAGTTTATGGATGGCGCATTAGTATTAAGATTACCCAACATTACTAACATTGTATATGGTAGAGATGTAGGTTATAAGATTGAGCAAGTAGACTTGGGGGCAGACATTCATGCTATTTCTGCTACACAAAAACGTAAGGAGATGGGAATATGAAGCATTTAAAGTTAGTTCATGAAAACTACTTTAAACATATGCTAGAGGCTTGGTTGATTGTTATTACATTTATTGGAGCAGGATTAATTTGTTTTATTCATTCAATCTTCCCATTTTTATTTCAAACAACTGCATCTACTATGGTAAAAAAAGTAATTAATAGGACAGATAAAAGGCAAAACGCTAATGATTAATAAATTAAAAAAGTTATTCTTTACTACAAGTCCAACGCAACATTTTCAAATTAGGTATAACACCAATGTTGAAAGTGGAGATTTGGTGTGGAGAATTATTATTGATGGAAAAGAGTCACTTGCCAGCAACATTCAAATTCGTGGTTATACCTACGGTGAGTCAAGCATCGTTAATGGTGAAAGAAAAATGAATATAGCATGCGATGGAAGAATTTATTGGACTGGGACTAGTGCTGAAATTATTACAGTAAAGGCTCCAGACCTACTGCCATGATAGTTTCTAAATCAAGATCATTAATTAAATCATTAACATGGAGGATAGTTGCATTAATAACTACCTTTGTTTCTGCATATTGGATCACTGGTGAAGAGATTGCTGCGCTACAAGTCACGGTATTGACAAATACAATTAACTTTATTCTATACTACGCACATGAACGTGGATGGAACTATATTCAATGGGGAAGAAAATAATGTATACAGATTCTATGCGTATGGCTGTACATTCAATTACACCCCCCAAAGGATTTGGTGTAGAGATTATTGACAATGAGCACTTTCTTACGGTAAAATTAGATGAAAAAAAGTTTTTGCACATGGTGCATGATGATAAAATATCAGCACTCCAATATGTTGTAAAATTAAAAAAGGCTTTAGAAGAGTGTGGAGCCATAGTTTTAGTAACCAGAGAGGCAATAAAATGATAAAACAAATTGCATTATTTTTTATTTGTAAAATAAAATCACACAATCTTGTTGACGCTGGCTCTTGTCCATTTACTGGTAAAAGTTATGCAGCATGTTTAAGATGTGGAGCAACAAGAACAAAATGAAAAAGAAAATAATTATATTAACATTATCAATAATCTCTGCTCTTGTTGCAACTAGTTTGTTTTTTGCTTCAAGGTTTAGTCAGTTATCAGAGTTAGAATTATTTGACATTGAAGAAGATGATTTTTAATTCTTGTCAGGATAGGGTACAATAGATAGTATGGAAATGATGTTTTTGGTATTTTTTGCTACCTTGTCTTTTTCTTTTGGGCTATCCTATTGGGCAACTTTTAGTAAACTAAAAAAGTCTAACCTGTTATTGGCTGAACTTTTTATAAAAAACAGGGCACTTGAAGAATTAAACTCCCAAGCCAACAGTGGTATTAACATGTCTGACGATACACTACATAAAGAAAACTTTATAAAATTTTTATCTGACTCTAGAGACTGGGCATTTGAATATATTGAAAAGTCACAGAAAACCATTAAAGAGGTTTCAGATGATTTAAAGATAAAAGGCTTAGACGACTATTCTGAGAAACTTTTAGCACTTTTACCAGAGATAGATCAAAAAAAAATAAATGAATAAAAATGAAGTTAGATTTATACCAAAAGATAAGCAAGCGGAACTTTTAGTTCCAGGACCAAAACCTGCAAACAATTATCTACCACAATGGTTTAAAGATATGCCAGCATTAATTCCAAACATTAACAACACTAAAATGGATGAGACTGCAAAGCGCTGTATGCCATTCGTTGATTCTTTTACCTCTGGCTATATTCAAGAACTTCCATGTGATATTGAAATAAGTTATAAAGGAACCGAAGAAGGTTCTAAGCAAGATATTATTGCTTATAATTGGGCTGGAGAAGTTAGACCAATGTCTACAAGAGAAGAAGATTTAGGATCTAAAAACGTATTTAATGGTTTTTCTGAATACTATAATGCAGAATTTCATTGGAATAGTTTTTGGGAACCTAAAACACCAAAAGGCTATAGTACTTTATATTATCATCCATCAAATAGAGTAGACCTTCCCTTCACTACTCTTAGTGGAATAATTGATACCGATAGATGGAGTATTCATGGCCCAGTGCCTTTTTTAATTAAAAAGGGTTTTACTGGAGTAATTCCTGCTGGAACTCCAATTTATCAAATGATTTTTATTAAAAGAGACAGTTGGAATTCTAGTTACTCTGTTTATAATGAAGACGAGCAAAGAAAAATTAATTATAGTGCAAGAAAATTTTTTATAGGTGGATATAAAAAACAATATTGGCAAAGAAAAGAGTACTTTTGAAAGATATATTTTTATCAGTAATTACAGGTTTTGGATGTGGTGTTGTATTTGCTGCATTCAAATTACCAGTCCCAGCACCACCAGTTTTTGCGGGAATCGCAGGAATCATTGGTCTGTGGATTGGTTTTACAACAATAACAAAGGTTATATCCTAGGAGGAATAATGAATAACTTATTAAACGATAAGGCAAAGGCAATGCTAGCATCATACGGACGATCCGTTCTTGGTTCAGTAATTGCACTTTACATGGCTGGCGTAACAGATCCAAAAGATCTTTGGGCTGCACTAGTTGCTGCTCTTGCGCCCGTTGCATTGAGAGCACTTAATCCTAATGACAAAGCATTTGGCGTATTGCCAGATACAGGTGCCGTTTCGGATGCACTTAGCAAGATTGTACCTGCTAAGAAGGCTCCAGCAAAGAAAAAGGCTGCTGCTAAAAAGAAGTAGTTAGTTAATTAGGAGAGGCGAATTTACTAAAATAGATTCGCCTTTCTTAATTTTTATAATGGAGAAGTATGGACTTTGTATATATATGTAAAGATGGAATAAACGAAGAGTTAAAATATTCAATTAGATCTGTCGTTGAAAGTTTTCCAGAAGCAAGCATCTGGGTTGTTGGCGGTAAGCCTGATTGGTATGTTGGCAATTACATAAAAGTAGAACAAAAAGAGTCAAAGTATAAAAATGCTGTAAAAAATTTAGAAACAATTTGTTTTTCACAAGAAATATCAGAATCATTTATCTTAATGAATGATGACTTCTACATTATTAAAAAAATAGACAGAATAAAAAATTTTCACAGTGGTTTTCTATTAGATAAAATAAACCTATACCAAAAATTAAATGGAAATTCTCAGTACACCAGAAAACTTTCAGGCACATATAAAAAACTTAAAGCATTGGGATTTGAAAATCCACTAGACTATGAACTTCACGTTCCAATGATTATGGAAAAAGAAAAATTAAAAATAGTTCTAGAACTTTTAGATCAATTTTTATGGAGATCTATATATGGAAACAAGTTTGATGTCGGTGGAACACAAATGGAAGACGTTAAGGTTTACAATTCTGGACCATTAGTTCTTAAATCTTATAATTTAAACATAGATGATCACACATATTTATCTAGTGCAGACAGTTCATTTAATATTATATTTAATAAAATACTTAAAGACAAGTTTAATAAAAAAACTAGATTTGAGCAATAAGTTCTAAGTATTTGTCTTTTAATATTGTTGGGGCAAAGTTATTAAACCCTAACTCGTAAGCCTTTTCTTTATAATTAGTTTTATCATTGATAGACATATACTTATCAATTGTTTGTGCTAACAAAACATTATTTGCTTCAAACAAATTAATTCTAACCTTTGTTCTAATTGTTCCTATAGAGTCTGATTCAACTAACCAATCTTGTGGCAAGATCTGATTATTAGGTGAGACATTTGTCATAAAAACGGGAAGGCCAGAAAGTAAGGCCTCATTCATTGGTAAACACAGTCCTGCATATCGTCTAGGTAATACCATAGCATCAAAACCGTTATACAAGTCTTCCCTGTTTTCTGGATTGCCAATTTCAATCTTTAGTCTTGAATCTGATACATTAGTTGCTATTTCGCTTTGACTTCTAATGACTAATTCATAATCTGCTTTAGAATGTTTTAACATATTTATTACGGTTTCAGTACCGTTTCTATCTTTGGCTGCTTTCTTCCCAGCAATGTGTAATAGTCTATTGTGTGATTTAGAAATGTTGTTATTTTTTACAGTTGTAAACAACTCAGGAGTAGTCGGAGGCGGAAGATGAATTACTTTTGTCCTATCTCCAAACATGCTTTGAATTGTTTCAATTTGCCACAAACTAGGCGATAACAATACGGTTGGTAGGGGTAGTTCTGGGTTTGATAAGTGACCAAACAGTTCATAGTTATATTGAAGAATGGTTTTTACACCACGTTTATTTGCAAACCTTATAAAATTTTGATCATAAAAGGTCTCACAACTTAACACAACATCTACATCTCCTAAAAACATTTTTATCTGTTGAACAGACGGAAAACCTTGTGTCTTAATACAACTGTATTGATCATACCAGTGTGGATGTTGTTTGTTGTTATTAAACGGGGTGGAGTCAATTAAAAGAATCTTATCGGGATTAAGCATATTGACCAACTCTTTAGTCTGATTACCAAGTCCAGTGTTGTCTGATCTTGCTATGATTCCTAATCTCATTCTTTATAACCCCAAGTTTCATCGTCAGCCGTAAATTTACGAGTACCTTGGCGACCATCTAAATGATACGAACGCTTAATGCTACCTTCAGGATGATATATCCAAAGTTTGTGCATCTCCCAACCTTCTTGATTAAACACTTCATACGGAGATATATCGTCTTGAATTGCTCCATGAAATGTATCTTCTATAAAAAATTTATCTTTACATTTTGGAAGCACAATATCTTTATAATATTTTTTTCTACTTAGATGTGGTCGTTGACTCCACTGTATGGTTTTCATAAAGCCATCCTCTAAACCAAACATAAGGTGTTCATGCTCTTTTGGTATAAATGATTCAAAATGAAAACGAATAGTATTTGCCTTATTGTATTCAAACATATCTAGACACTTATCCCAATCTATAGGAATGTCTGGAGTTAACGGAGCATCGCCTTCAACGTAAAGTAATAGAGGTGTTTTAACTTCAGTAATTGTTTGACGCATCATGTTGGTTTGATGACTATGCTCTTTAAATATAAAAGGTAGGATGTTTTTATCTTCATGTAAACACTTCCATAAAATGCGATTTTTGTATTCATCGTAATCTTTTTTACGATTTTTTTGTTCTTCCCTAAGACCATCTATTTGCATAATAATTTCGTTGTCTGGAAAATGAACACGAATATCACTAATAGTTTGTTCTATCATTGTTGTACTTGGATGATCTGGAATTACAGATGTAGCCATAACAATTGTTATATCTCTTTTATGCATTTATTTGCCTCATTAACTCAATAAACAAATCTCTTTTATATTTAATCCACCAACAAACAACTTGATGCATTTCAGATGTGTAGTTATTTAATAAGTCAGGTAATAACTTGGGTAGGTTTTGCCAATTTTCAACAGTACTTATTGAGTGCTCACCTTGAAATAAAAAATTAAAAAAATTTGTGTTCTGCATTTTTGAATCTAACTCATCTCCTACGGGCAAGCAAAGCATTTCAATTGCTTCGTAGAATCTAAATGAATCAATAACCATTGCTCCGCTAGGGCAAGGAACAATCTTTGATAAAAACATTTTGTCATAGTATTGTTTTGGTTTTAGTCCTTCTGCAAAACCAGTAGTTGGATTATAAAAAGAGTTTGGTATGTCAGGCATAACAGTTGCAAGTTCTTGCCTTCTTTGATGGGTTATCTGTCCTGAAAAAAATACATCATATGATTTATCTTGATACTCTGGTAAATTATTTGATAGATG